TCACCCCCGGTTCCGCCGAACAGTTCGTCAGCGATGCGGATTTGCGCCGCCCTGTCGAGTTGCTGCAATCGCCCGATGATTTCGACAAGGAGGGCGGAGGGATCGGCAAGTTTCTTTTTGAGATCGGCGGCGGTGTATCCAAGGCGCTGGAAGGCTTCAGCGGCGGAACCGCCACCAGTGACAATCCACTCGTCAGCCCGGAGGTTCAATTCTTTCATGCCATCGACAAGGGCATCCACCGGAATGCGCGCCTGATTGGCAACGTGTGAAAGCTCTTGAAACGCCTGATTAGACAAACCGGCACGCTTCGCCTCGCTTCCGATATTGGCGATGCCCTTTGTGAGTTCCCCCACGCGCCCGATGATCGTATCAAGCCCACCGATGGCTAGCCCGCCGATGATGCCACCGGCCAGCCCTTTGCCGAAAGCACCAACCGTCTTCATAGCGCCAGACATGGCCTTCTCGATACCGGAACCGGTCTTTTCAGCGTCAGTCTGCATCTGTTTAAAGACGGTTCGGGAACGCTGTTTCTGGCGTTCCATATCTTTTTCATAGCGGTCGAACCGCGCTGCGAGGGTAACGAGAAGCTGCTGGCCTTCGTCTGCCATCTTGGAAACTCCTATGCTGCTTCGGCCATGAGGGCCGCAAATTCATCTTCGGGGAGGTCATAAATCGACCGCTGGTTATCGTTCGCCGCCGCTCTGAAGACGGCCAATGCCGACGCAATCGCGCCGTCAATGTGATTGGAGTGGCGGGTGCCCTTGTGCATGGTGGTCAATTCGCCTGCGTTGGTGGCGCGCTTGACGACGACGCTCTCAAAATGATTGCGAAGGATCGGGTGCGCGCCGTGCCGGATGCGACGGCCATTCACGACGCGCTCAAGATCGCAAATCGGGCCGTGCATGTGCTTCGCCGTCTGGGGAAGTTGCAAGACGTTGATGCCGTGATCCATGAGCTTGCCCATGATCGGCCCGGCAAGCGAGGGGTCGAAGACGACTTCTCGGACATCGTAACTGCCACAAAGGTCGATAATCTTGTCAGCGATCACGTCCGGTTCAATGACAGGACCGCTGATGACGTTCAAAAGGCCATCGTCGCGCCAACGTGGATAAGGAACCTGTTCGAGCTTAGCTTTATCCTCCAAGCCTTCGGACGGGAGGTAGAACCACGGGTGCATCGTGATGCGGCCATCATCGTGACGCCACGCACCTACAATAGCCGTCAAGTCACCGGAGCGAGACAAATCAACTCCAAGCCAGCACGGCAACCCTTCAAGATCGGCAAGGTCAAAATTCGGATCACTCCCGGCATCATAGACGGCCATATCAAACAGCGGATCACGCGATGAGGCCTGCCAGATATTCAAGTTCAACTGCTGGAACTGGTAACGGGCGGGCGGGCTGTTCTCCGCCTCCTTCAATTTGTTCCGCAAGCCGACAATGTTCGGGAAGCCGTAAGGCAGGCCGGGGTTCGCCTTCAGCCACGTCGCTTCGTCGCGCCAATCGTCGCCGGGTTCAAGCTGGAACAGGATCGGCAACACGGTCGGGTCGTCAATCTCGCCGGTCGCGACCTTGTAGGCATAATCATACTGTTCGAAGCCGAGATTATCCTGTCCACGGCCAGCAGTGGTGCAAATGATGGTGAGTGGGTCGGCCACCTTCGTCGTGCCGGAGTCGAGTGCTTCCCAGAGATCGCGGCCTTTCCACTGGTGGATTTCGTCAATGAGGATGAAGTTTGGCGTGGTGCCGTGCTGCGCCTTGCCGTCGCTGGAAATCGCCTTCAGGGTAGCGCCGTTCTGCCGGTTCAAAATACGCTTCGCGGAATTGAAGGCGTCGTTGATCTTCGTCGCGGCGACAAGGCGGCGATCCATGCGGACTATATTTGCGGCCTCGCGGAAGCCGATACCTGCCTGTTCGCGGTCGCAAGCGGCAAAGATCACCTGTCCAGCCGGAACAGCTTCGGGGCCGAGCAGGTGCAAGAGCGACCATGCAGCGGCATGGCTGGTCTTACGATTGCCACGGCCTAGCATGAGAAAGACCTTCTTCACGACGCGGATGCCATCGGGATTGCGCGGCCCATAGATGCGCTTCGTCATCCGTTCGAAGGGCGTATAAAGCTGGAATGCGCGCTTTGGCGCGGTGCTAGCAGGATGACGCAAGGCGCGAAGGAACCTCACGGCACGGTCGCCGTGACCGAGCGGATCATCAATCGGACTGCTATCAAAAACCCATGCCGGAAAGGCACTCTTGCTCATCAGCGCACCATGAGCGGGTTGTCGCTATCATCGTCATCCGCTGCGGCGCTGCCGATACGGGCGCGTGACGTAGGCGTAAGGCCGTATTCTGCCGCTAGCTGGCGCGCCGTCTGGGCATAGCGGATTTGCAATCCGCCAAGTTTCAGGTCAGGGACAGGCAGCGCGGCCATTGCAGATGCGATCTGCTTCACCGCACCTTCAGCAATGCAATAGTTTTCCACGCCAACCAAATTGTCACGGGTGATGATACCGCGCTCGATCAGGCTAGGCATGATGCGTTTCCACTCCGCACGCGCATAGGCCGTGAAGTGCTTCGGTGGTGCCGGTGCTTTCGCCAGTGCGTTGCTATCGCGGGAAATGGCAGGCTTCACGCCACGATTGTGAATGCTCATTTCAGCACCTCGCCGCGCAACTCAAGGGCTTCGTATCTGCCGATTTCCTTGATTTCCTTCAGGCTGTATCCGTTGCCGTTATAGGAAACGCGATCTGCCGTGGTGATACCCGGCATATAGCGGATGCGGAAAATGATGCTGCCGGTTTCCGCCTCGCCAAAGCCGGTGAAAAATTCCGTGGCCGACTGCTGGATAATTTCGGCCCAGACAACGGCGACGATTGCCCACGCTTTCACCACGTCGCCGGAAGGTTTGACGGTTTCGGTCTGGCGTTCGACAGTGATGCGCCGGTCCATTTTGCCCGCGTTGATCATTTCAGCCACCGGATCAAAGCTTCGACCGACAAGATAGAATGACCGTATTGAGGATCGGGGTCGCGTGGGTGCCGGATGGTCATGACCTTGAAGTGATCGCAATAGGCTCCTGCGCTCTCCATTTCGGCAGACAGATTGTATTTGGACAGGGCATCATTGACGGCGGCGGCGATCTCTTTGGCGGCATCCTGCCCGGCGTCCAGCGTCCAAACATGCAAGTCGAGATAAACCCACGCGGCTGTCTGGGCGCGATAGTCATTGCCATGCAATTCGGTGTTGCCGTCTGCGATCACGATGCAAGGCGTTTTATCGGGCCGTGTGCTGCCTGCCCGGATATGGGTCGGTGGCACAAGTGCGGTGACTTCCGGTTTGTTGATCAACCGGTTACGGATAGCCGTTTGGAGGGTGAGAACGGGTTCGATACTCATTCGCTGGTCGTGCCTTTCCATGCGTCCCGGATAGCCTTTCGGCCAGCCCGGTCAATGCGTTGCTGCGCCCGTTTTCGCTGAAGTCGGAAGCCCGGCCAAAAGAAGGGCTGCGCGTCGGTTTTGCTGGTCCCGTATTCGACCAGATGCGGATAGCGCGTATCGGTGTCGCCTACCGTGATGATGACTTCGTTGTCACCGGCGACACGGTTGCCGCCGGGTTGGCTGTATGGCGGGGTGGACTGGCCGGGCAGCGTGACGGTGATGGAGTCCTTCAGTGCGCCTGTATCTTCCGGCGCAAGGGCGCGCTGCGTGGATGCAATCGACTCTGCGGAGGTCGTCAGGGCTTTAAGCACGGCATCACGCGGAGCTTTTTTCAACCGGTCAAATGCTTTCATGAGATCGTCCAGCCCGTCATTCGCCATCGTGGAACCACCTTTCCCGATAGCTATCCAGCGTCTGCGTGATGGTCTGGGGCGCGATCTGGCTGGAAATTCCGAACGTGGCGACGTTACGCACTTCGTAATAGAAGGCCACGAGCCGGAGGATTGCGACTTTCAGATCAGACGGAAATGGGTCGAGGTCATCAAGCGATCTGCCGATGTAGTTCGCGCCATACTGACACGCCGCTTCGATGAGAAGCATGATCAGCGCGTCTTCCTCGCTGTGATCAATGCGCAGATATTGCTTTGCGAGATCAGGTGAAACGATCATTCCGCTGCTTCCTTTGAAAAACTTATATTCGGTGTCTCTTGTGAAGTGCTCCCCGCGCCGGTCCCTAAACAGGCAGGGAAATTGTCAGGCACCCCCGGAGGGGTGGCTGCGTCCTGTCGATCAGCATCAGAGCAAGTCAGTCTGTTCGATTGCTTTTTTTGGGTCATGTTTGGGGTCGTGAGCGCCACTTCGAGCGGCATGCCTTTGGCCAAGCGCTGTTGTAGGGAACTGACACTCAAGTTCAGTCCTTCCGCCCATTCCGCTATGGTCCGAGTGATGCCATTTACTGTGTGAGTGGGGGTGACGGTATTCCTCGACCGGCTGTTAACCTGCTCTTTGCTGAAGATTGGCAGGCGCTGCCGCTGATGCCCGGTTTTCATCGGTATGGTGATTGCGTCGGCAATGGACAGGCCACGCTGAAGGCGTCCGATGATGATGGCAGGGGTGATGCCGTAGTCGAGCGCCCATTCGATAATGGGCTGCTGGATGCCATCATGTTCAAGGATGGTTTCGGGCGTCATGCTTCCACCCAATCTACAAAACAACCATCAGCGTGAGATAATGTCCGGGGAACCATCAGAAGCGCGAAAGGCCAGCGACGATGACGACACGCAAAGACATGACCGAGGAAGAATGGCATTGGGTCAATCGCATCTACCACCACAATGCAGCATTCCTCACTGTCGAAATGGACAAGAGGCTTAGAGACCTTGGTGTCACCGAGCAGAGGCTGGGCGGTGCTGGCGTCAACGCGCTTGGCAAGAAACTGGTTGAGACAGAACTTCTCGCTGCAAAGAAGGCTAGGCAGAGAAGATAAACTCATAGTGCGCGCTCCTGCCGCTGTTTGGTGGAGCTATGGCAAGGCGTGCAAAGGGATTGCCAGTTACCGCGAAACCAGAAGAGGCGCTTGTCGCCGCGATGAGGAATGACGTGATCGACAACCGTGGCAAGGTTTCCGCACATCCGGCAAGATGGGTGCGCGCGCAGATACTCACCACGGGCTTTACGCCACTCATGGTTATAACCGCGAAGGGCTGCTGAAGGGCGGCGGGCATCATAGCGGGCGTTACGTTCGCGCTTGGCCTTCTCCTGGCACTGGCAAAGCTGGCCGTGGGGAACGATGGCACCACATGTGCAGAAACGGGGCGGCTTGCTCATTTGCGCCTCCCGGACGATTTGAGCGCCTGAAGTCCGGCACGGTCAAATTCAGGATCAAGGCCAGCGGCAACATTGCGCTCTGCCTGCTCCGGGTCCGGTTCCTTCTCGTCGTCGGAACCGCCGCCGTGAATGGCTTTCAGCTTCTCAAGGTGCGCTCTGTAGGCCCGGTCGATTTCGGTCGGGGTGGCGTTCCATGCCTGTTCGGGCGTCCAGCCAAGCCAGCCGGTCGCACGGTCATAGAGGGCGGCAAACACTTCAGCCCACGTCACCTGCTTGCCGGTCGTGTGCAATGACTGCACACGCTTTTCAGGCGCTGGCGTCAGCATGGACACAAGTTCTGCCAACGGGGCGCGAACAGCAAGAAAGAAAGGGAAAAGCGGCCTTCGCTGCACGGCAGTCAGGAAGGCCGCTGCATTCTGGTTGCCGCTGCTTATTTCGGATACCAGAATGATCTCGGAAAGGACTGTATAGTTCAGGTTTTCCAAGGCAGCATGAAGCGCCGGAAGGCCGAAACGTTCTTCAAGGATGGTGGCAGCGCGCAACGAAGGGCGAAGGGTCAAGGCGTTTCCGCCATGACTGATTTCCACTTGTTCGAAGGATGCGCGCTGCTGTCTCATGGCTTAGGCTGTGATCTTGAGCTTGGCGAGGGCTTCGCCCATGATCACGCGGCCACCGACACGGCGGCGTGCATGCAGCTTGACGACGCCGTTGCTAGCGCCAGTGATGTCGTCGCGGATGATGTCGAAGCCGACACGATCTGCGATAGCGTAGCCGCTGGCGAAATCGCCAAAGACGATCGGGGTTTTACCGGCTGCGATGTCCGGCGCGTCCACAGCCTCATAGACCGGACGGCCCAGAAGCAGAGAAGGCTGACCGGCGGTGATACCGGGCTGCCAGATATAGGTTCCGTCGCTATCCTTGAGCTTGCGCACAACGCTCATGGTCTTGCGGTTCATCAGCCACGAGCCATTGACGGAATAGCTCGTCTTGATGTGGTAATAGAGGTCGATCAGGGCTTCGGCATTGAAGCCGCCGCTGGTAGCGATTTCCACTTCCTCCACGTCATCCGAGTTGAGAACGCCTTCTGCCTGCGTCGTGCCGTTACCATTGACGAACCACGATGCTTCGATCTGGCCGAACCGGCGGGCGATGTGATTGGACAGGAAAGCGGCAAGATCGATCTGTGCGTCTTCGAGCAGAATACGAGTGACCGGAACCGTGACGGCCATTTCGAACGGCTTCAGATCGATCTGTTCGAACGAAGGCTCGTCTTCGGCAGCGGTGGCGGTTTCGGCGCGGGGTGCCGGGGTGACTTCATCGACAAGGCGCGGAAGCTGAAGCAGCGGGCCGGACATGGCAATGGTCTGGGCAAGACCGCGAACCGGGGAGTATTCGGCCACCTTTTCGAGAATGGTCGTGGCGACGGCTTCCGGTGCGAGAATGCCGCCTGTGGACGAGCCGCCATAAGCAAGCGCCTTCACTTCGGAGGCATCGCCCGTGCGAACAAAATCGGAGAAGGCTTTGACTTCGTTGCCGTTGTCATTCGAAGCCTTGGGGTGATTGTTGTTATCGGCGGCAGGGCGGCGGTTGAGCTTTGCCTGCATCGTCGCAATGTCATCTTTGAGCGCCTTGATTTCTTCGGCGCTGACAACCGGATCGGCATTTGCCACCGGCTTGTTCTGCTCTGCATTTTCCATTTTGGGGTTTTCCTGTTCAACGTTGAGGGGGTGAGACTTTGTCTCGGTGATGCGAGCGTCCGGGTGGACCGGGCGCTTGCAAAGGGAGATTTCATTGATGGTAAGGGCTGTCAGGACACGGCCACCTTCCGGGCGTGCCTTCGCTTCGTGAAGGCGGTATCCAATCGACAGGCCGGACATGCTGCCACGCTGAAGGGCAAGCCGGGCCTGCCGGGCGGGTTCGATACCCTCAACAAAAAGACGGCCTTTGACTTCAAGTCCCCTTTCGGTGACAGAGTGAGTTTCCCAGACGCCGACAACACTTTTCTGCTCATGCTCTACGATCATCGGGACACGCCGGGCAAAGCTGAAGGCGGAAGGCTCAATGAGATCGCCATAGCTGTCTGGCTGGCCGAACGGCCAAGCGATGCCGGTCACGGTGCCGGTGTCGTCAATCGAGACTTCGGCCTTGATTTCGAGATTGCCTGTTTCGATGGCGCTGGCGATGGCTGTCATTCTGCCACCTGCGAGATTGCATCATTGACGGCTTCCACGCCGAAGAACAGACTGGTGATAACGCCGTCCGCAACGGCAAAGACTTCGGCAAGCGGCCTGCCGATGACATAGACCGACACGAGCCGGTTAGCTTCTTCGGGGGCTACACCGCCACCGATCAAGCCAAGCCGGATGATCTCGGAAACGTCTGTGAAGCTGTAGCTGGTATCGCGGAAACGGCGGAATAGCGCGCCGACGCCATGGCCGGTTTTAGTTTCAAGTTCAATGATCAGGTCGCGGGTCGGGAAGGCAAAGGCTTTCTCGCCGTCGCCAAAGAAGGCGCGGTGTTCCGTCATTTGGCGGGTTCCTTTTCAGGGGCTGCAACAGGCGTTGCGCCGGAAGTTGTATGGGGGTTGATCAACTCGTCGCCACCGGGCAGCGGTGGCATATTGAGGATTGCGCGGGCTTCGTTGGGCGACATGACGCGATTGGTGACGAGCGCCGTAATGTTGGCCGTCCGCGATGCCATGTCGGCGCGCATAAGGTCATCGACAACAAATTCGAACCAATGATCGTTCTGTTCGATCTCGGTCAGAAGAACGGTCGCAAGGGCTTCCTGCCATTTGTCGAGCCATGGCCGAAGGCAAAGCTGAAGGAAGCTTGCGCCCATTTGTTCGGCGTTGCTCCACGTCGCCCGCTCAAGTTGGAAAAGCAGGTGCGGTGGCACGCCGAAGATACGAGCGATTTCATTGATCTGTTCGAGGCGGTTTTCGACATACTGGCTGTCTGTCGAGGTGAGCGCCGGGGCGTCGTATTTCCAGCCGCCGTCAAGAATGAGCGGGTCGCCGGATGCACTGCGCATCCACTCCCGGAAGCTCTTTCGCATATTAGAAATGGCGGTTGCGCCAGCGTCCCCGCCCTGCGCTTTCTCATTAGAAATGATGGCATTCGGACGTGCGCCGGAGGTGAAGAATGTTGCCCCATGCTTTTCCAGCACAGAGGCAAGGCCGATGGCTTCACGACCGAATGAGATCGGGGAGCGATTGAGGAAAGAAGGAATATGGAGGATTTCGGTGTGCGAGTATTCGCGGGAGCCGCCGTTCTCGGAAACACGATAAAATGGCGGGGCAGCGCCAAGGGCGTCTTCCATGACAGAGACGGTGCCGGGCAAAAGACGGATAATTTCAAACGGGCGGCCATCCGGATATCGCACCACGCGGGCAAAGCCGTTGCCGTAAATCAGGGCGTCGGATGTAAGCTGCGTGCGAATTGCGCCTGCGCCGGTCCATTCGTTCGCCCGCTTGTGGACGATCTTGTGGGCGGTGTGCTTGCTGGCGATTTGCTTGGCTTCGGCCTGCTCCCGGTAGAGCTTCACCGGCAGCGAACCAATTGTCTCCGAGATCAACCGGACAGCCTGAAGAACAGCCGGAGTGTTGAGGGCAGACAAGCCGCCGACACTCACGCCGCCGGAAGTAGTGCGCACGCCGAAGATTTCTGAAACAGCAGGATCGGACAGGAGATAAGCTTTACGCTCCCCTATTCCAATCCTGTTTTTGACTTCGCTCCAAAAACCCATCTGGATAACATTCCTATTTAACTTAGGAATATTATCTCATGACAGGATTCGAATGTGAATCCCGACAACTTAAAAAACTTCAGAAAAACTGATATACTATCGATTTTAAATCAGAAAAACTGATGCATCGTTCTAGGCGATGATATTGCGCACGGTTTTCATCTGTTTCGCGATCTCGACAAGTTTCACGTCGCTGCCGCCATAGTCGTCAGCAGATGACCCTGAAGACCTCCCCATGATGTAAAGTGCAGCCCGTTCCGACACTCCACCGCTCAGCGCGTCTTCAAAAAGATGGCGGAAACCATGGTTTGGTGGCGGCAAATCCGTGCGCTTCGGGAAGACCTTTTCATGTATCCACTCGCGCAAGCGCTGGTCTTCATTCTTGCCACCGGGAAAGAGCTTGCCGTCTGCTTGTGCTTTCACCCATTCGATGAAGCCTTCCTTGATCAATCCGGGATGCACCGGCACCTTTCGCGCCCTATGCGTCTTTGTCTCTCGCCCGTCACCAACGCGGATATGAATGAACCAGAAACCTTCGACTTCGAAGATATCGCGTTTTTCCAGCACTGTGATTTCATTCACCCGTGCGCCTGTATGGGCGATGATCCACGGTATCCAGCGAAAGCTTGCTCGTGTCGCACTCCGGGCAAATTCGAGGAAATGACGGGCATCTTTAAGTGAATAGGTCCGTTCGGCACTGTCGCCCTTTTGGACAACCGGAAGCTCCAAAGCCGCCCACGGCTCCCCATTCGGAAACATATGGTTTTCGGACTGCTTATTCGCCTCACCGATCAGGGTTCGAATAATGGTGATTTTGTCGTGAACGGTTTTCCGGGAAAGCTTGCCATCAACAAGCATGTGGTCACGCCACGCCCTACCCTCTGCAAGCGTCACAGTCGAAACGGTCTTATCTTTTCGGAAAGCCTCAAAATCATCCTTCGCGTTCCGATACTTCTCTAAGGTCGCTTCCGACTTCGGACGGCTGAGGCCGATGGACGCTAGTCGCTCCTGTTCCCTGATAACGTCTTCAAAGGTTATCCCCGCAAAAGGCGACGCTACCGGCTGACTTTCCTCCTGTCTCACGGCTTCGACAAGCATGGGGTGAGAGGGTTCTCCGTTGAAATCTCCATCGTTGCGTTCGTAGCGCCGTGCAACAGCCTCATAGGACGCGATACAAAGCGCCTGCGCCAGTGCGCGCCACTCTGGCGTTCCCTTCACGGCATCGGTGTTTCCTGCGAGGCGCGTGCGTTCGATACGCCATCCGACGAGTTCTTCTAGCTCGTCGTCTGACAATTTACCCGCAAAGCCGTCGCGGAACGGATGAGCATCATATGCCGGATCGGGGTCAATCTGAGCATAGCGAGGATCATGCGCACGAATCTCGGAATCGAAGGTGATTTGGCTTTGGTAGTCGCGGAGAGCAATTTGTTGGGCCGTGAGCGGATGGGCCGCTGGTTTTGGCTGTTGGCCGGTCGCGGCTTCATGCTTCAACCGGGCAATGCCGATCTGCCTTTGCATCGAAGCAACGGCGGCGGCGTGCTTTCGAAGGGCTTCGCGCCGGTCGCCACCAAGCTGAATTTCGAGTTCCGCCCGATTATCAAGATATGGCCGGAGCGATGAAGGTATGACGATCCTAGCGGAATACCGACCGTTTCGTTCTTTCCAATGTTGAGGCTTGCCCGCCATTCGGACCCCATTTTGTGACGTGATTTGTGACGTCAATATGGGGGAAAGCCTTGCTATGCAAGGGGTTCTAATCATTTCAAATAGATGAAATGGTCGGAGTGGAGAGATTCGAACTCCCGACCCTCTGGTCCCAAACCAGATGCGCTACCAGACTGCGCTACACTCCGCCGAGGCGATGGCTGGGGAATACACGGTTCACCTGAAGTCCGCAACAGGGAAATTCATCTTTGTTCAGTCATGGCCTAGATCAGCAAAATCCGCGGCCGGCGTGGCAGCGGTGGGATAAGGAAAGCGCGGGATAATCGTCTTGACTCTCACATGAAGTCAGTCCATTTCAAATTCAACGTTCCTGACACGATTTGGTTATTCTATTCAGGTACGTGAAGAATAATTCGGGGATGTAAACACCCCACTGTCCAACCGGAGCAGTTTCGACATGTCTGCGAAGATTTACCGCCCTGCAAAAACCGCCATGCAATCCGGCACGGCAAAGACCAATGTCTGGGTTCTGGAATTCGACGCCGAAGTTCCGCGCAAGATCGATCCGATCATGGGCTACACCTCCAGCTCCGACATGAAGCAGCAGGTCAAGCTGACATTCGAGACGCAGGAACAGGCCGAAGCCTATGCACAGCGCAAGGGCATCGAATACCGCGTCATCCTGCCGAAGGAAGCAACCCGCAAGGTGGTTTCCTACACCGACAATTTCCGTTTCAACCGCACCCAGCCCTGGACGCACTGAAACACTACAGTTTTCGCCGGCAGCATCGCTGCCCGGCATGACGGCCCCTTAGCTCAACTGGATAGAGCAACTGCCTTCTAAGCAGTAGGTCGCAGGTTCGAGTCCTGCAGGGGTCGCCACCGCTTCTCAAATTATCGATGAAAGACAACTAGTCGGGTCTGACGCAGCACGCAATCAGTCTGCGTTTGCATCGCGGTTGTTCTTCATCTTTCTCCATTTCACGAGATAACCGAAACCCGGCCCTATCAGCATCCCGCCGATAACCCACTCGACCAGGGTCAAGGGTCGCTCATCCGGATCGTGGCCAGTGACGTAGAGAAAGAGAAAAAACGCGACCACGCCGCCGGTCAGGAGCGTGAGCGGAAAAAGCACACTGTCGCGAAAACCTTTCATACATTCCACTCCCTTGGCCGTGTTGATAAAGGTATTGGGTATGAGCCTTTTGGCAAGCGGCTATTACGGCGGCGACGGCAAGTTATCGCTTCGGCAACATTGCGCCAACAGTGGACATAACCATTCCTACTTACTTCGTCGCGACGGCTGTTTCAGCGATCTGTGCTAGCGTTGTTTCCGAGTAGGCCGTTCTCAACGCAGCTTCAGCCAAGCAATGCGCACGTTCGAGGACGGCGTTCGAAGCGCGTTCGAC